TTGGCTCGCGAAATTAAATTGCTTTTTCGTCCCGTCGCCAGCAACCAGCGCCGGATTGCCGAACAAGCATTGCTGTCGAGAAAACACAATGTTGTTGTCGTTTTTCCATTGAGCAACCGCCGACGCTTGTTTCACCGTCGACGTATCGACGTCAATTAAGCATGTGCAAGCAAAGCAGCCGTTAATGTTCTCGGACTTCGCAAGCATCGCGGCTGCGACCGTCGGGTCTTTGCTCCATTTCGGGCAAACGATTATCCCAGGCACGTAACCCGTCGCCTGGAAAACGTCCTCGATCACTTCCAAACCTGTCCGCTTGCCCGTCGCCTGGTCGATCCCGCCGATAATATCAGCCGCAGTAATTGCGGTCGATCCTGGCGTTGATCCGCCGACCAAAATCGAATCGGAATCCGTAAGAATCGCGCCACCAGCGATCCGCGTAATCACGGCATGGTTGCTCTCGTCGTAGGTCAGCAAATAATCTGTTCCCTCGACGTAATTTGTGGTTCGTTGCGTCGGCAACGGAGGCGCTTCGCCGCCAGTCTCCGGCCCACTCGTTTCTGTCGCTGCTTTTTTTGCCCCTGGCGGAACTTTCCTGGCCGTCGCGCTCGCGACTGTCACAGTCCAGGCGATAAATTCCTTCGCCGTATTCACCTGGCCGTTAACCAGGGTGAACGGCGCTGGCGCTACGACCGTCGCGCCCTTCTCTGGATCGTTGACCGGAATGTAAATCACGGGGAAAACCCCGAACTCCACGAATACCGCGTCCATGTGTTCGCAAATATCGTAGGTGTCCCAATCCTTTGACATTCCAAGCTCCGCAACCGCGTCCTCGTAACGATTGTAAACTCGCGGCGTATTCGACGCGCCTTTGCCGCCGCTTTGCAAATGGATTGGCGCTGATCCGAAAACGACATTGATCCCAGGGTAAGCGGGAACTGGTGAAATAACGCTGGTCGGAACATCCGACCAACTGACTCCGTGTTTGAATGGGCCGAGATTAGGCATGGCTTTGTATTTTTACTCCTGTGTTGTTGGGTTTTTCTGCGGATCGTTTTGCGATCCAGTTTTGGACTTCACGATAAAGCGCGACATATTTACCAGTCGTGCCGCGCATCTGTCGACCGAAATCGAAATTTAATTCGCGCCTAACGACTGCGTATTGCGTCACTGGCACGAACAGTGGCCCGACCGATGGGCAAGCTTCAATCACCTGGTAAAGATGCGGCAAAATTCCGTCACGGAAAATCGCCCCGTGTTGGAGGCCCACTTTCGTTAGGTTCGGGCCGCAATAAATCACTTGTCCCTCGATCCGTTTCATGGCTGGACGCTCCCATATTCTGCCGAAGCGCGGAACTCGATATGTTCGGCGGGGATTGGCAATTCACCAGGCCCAGGCAACGGACTCGCCGTCGGCAATTCCCATTTGCTCACGATCTCGCCAGCGAAATGCGGGAACGTGTCCGCTTGCTCAAGTTTCCAATCCATCGGCAACACGATCACGTATGCGTCGTCGATTCCCTTTTGTCCCCAGGCGGCCAGCGCGAACGTCGCCGTTTCGATCATGTTTAGAACGTCCTGGTATCCCTGGGAATTTGGGTTTTCGTCGTAGGCCGACAAACAAATTTTTGCCTCGACGAGCGTGGAATTGGTTTCCACGCGGCCGCTTATCGCTTGCACGATGATGGACGGCACGTTAGGCAACGACTCAACGTCAATCTCGCCCGTCACTGTCCGAGGAACGCGCCCTCGCGTAATCTGCGGCGGCACTTTGGCGAACAAGGTTTGCGCCCGTTCCACCGGATCGAAACTCACCGGAGGATCGTCGGGACTTTTCACGATTGGATGTTCCACTTGCGTTGCTTGAAACACGTTCACCCGTGGATTGTCCAGTCGCGCCGAATCGAAAATTTGTCGCAAAAACTTTACGAGCGCGACTTCCAAATCGTAGGCCGTGATCGTTCGGACTCCGAAATCTGGATTGGAAATTGCGACTGGTGCGCCCATATCAAATTTTGCCTAACAAGAGAAGGATGATAACGATTAACAAAATCAGTCCCAGGCCACCGCTCGGGCCGTAGCCCCAGGACGAACTATAGCCCCAACGCGGAAACGCGCCGACGAGCAGCAAAATCAAAATGATAACGAGGATCGTTCCCATGGCGTCAATGTGCGTTGAGGAACACCGCAAACGTTACGAATGACGCGCCCAGGCAAAGCCAATTCACGCTCCGAGGCGTGCCGCCTGGATAAATCGCTGGTATAAGCGCCCCGATTAAAAATGAAATCGCGCCGCATAGGAGTAAAACTTTGTATCCGCTCATAATTTTATTTTCCTGCGAGCACCCGCTCGATTTGTTGATCCATTTGTTTTTCCATCGTGTCGCCCATTGCTTTGTTTACCACTGGCCCGACACTCGGTTGACTCGCCATGATAGGCGAACCAATCGACAACCGCTCGCCAATAGGCAAACGACTTTTGCCAACCCGAGTGAAAACTCCGATGTGGCCGCTTGCCATTTGGCCGATAAATCCGTGGGGAATGCTTCCGCCTTTGCCCCTGCGAACCGTCGCCGTAATTATCCGTCGTCGACCGCCTTTGCGAAGCACCGTTCGCGGCCGAACTTTGAATTGAATCAGTTTTAGCATCCCGTCCTCGACGCGAATTTCCCCTTGCTGCCGACCTGGATGCGCTTTGGAAACTTTGATCGGAATGTCCTTCGCTTTGATCTCGTAAATTTTTCTGATCTCCCGCTTAACTTCGGTGCGCCCCTTGCTCAACGTCTTGTTAATCGCGCCCGAGACAGCCTTTGGCACGCCGCCCTCGATGTGGCCGATCACCCATTCGAGCCGCTTCATTTGCTTTGCGTCTATCGTTACGCCGACCATTTAATTCGCTCCGTATTTGCTAGGCTGCGACCGATACGCGGCCAGGGACATTTCGTAGAGGCTTTCCGCGTCGGTGCAGTCGATCACTTCCCATGGCGTGTTGGCGGGAGAGTAAATAATCTCTCCCGCCAGCGGTGCGCGAGGCAGATAACGATGGGCAATGTAGCAGCGAACATCGCCCATAAACACGCCATGAACCGTCACCAGTGGTTGTTTTCGCACCGCATCTTTGTCCCACACCACAGGACACCGAAACACCACGAACCCGCCGTGGCCGTCACCGATCCGAAATTCGCGCTCGGTCGCGAACTCATGCAACCGCATGAAAATCGAATCAATGTCGGGAACGAACTGATCGCGTAACGCCATAAGCCGTAAAACCCCGTGTAATCATCCTGATCCGTTGCCCACTATCACCACACCGCCGCCAGGCCACGAACCCCGTGTTGGGGATCGTGGCTCCGGCGTCACCCCTTCGAGCTTATCATCAAACGGGGATAAGCTCATTTTTCTCCGCGAGCTTCCTCGATCGCGTCGATGATATCAGCCTTCGACTTGCGGCCCGTCAGGTCGACCCCTTCGTCGTCGGCGATTTCCTTTAGCTCCGCGATGGTCTTGCTTTCCAGGCCGTTCTCGTCGCCCTGGCCACCGTTTTCGCCGCCGTTTTCCTCGCCGTTCCCTTCGGTCGTTTTCCAATTGGCCGTCGACGTGGTTTTCTTTGCCTTCTCGCGTTCGGCTTCCGCTTCGGCCTTCATTTCGTCGGCTTCCTCTTGGCCGCCAGTCACTTCGCCCGTCAACGAATTAAGAACCGCGTCGCCCTCGACCATTGCCGGATATGTCATGGTAAGCGCCTCGACGATCCGGAATCCCAAAATATCCGCTGGCATCGGCAGAGGCAGACTTGTTAGGCGATAGAACAGCGATCCGCCTTCCTCGTCGCCGTAAACAAACGGAATCCGCGCTTCCTGGTAGGAAACGAACCGTTGCGCCTTTGCATCCTCGAGTTGGGTGAACGCGCCGTAAACGATCTTGTTAGGCACATTCGTCGAGAGAAGCATCACGAAATTGTCGGGCAGCATCGGGAAGATCGTTCCCGCGTCGTCCTCGAAATATTCCGCGTATTCGTAAAGCTCCAAACCAGGCACACGCCCAAACCGCACAACCGAAGGCGAGTCGATGATCGGCTGGATGCTGGCGATTTGGTATCGCAGACTGTCCAGTAATTTCGCCACGTTCGCGTTGCGAATGAACACGCTCGCGGCATTCACTCCGAACAAAGCCACGTTAGGCTGAATCCCGCTGTCTTTGATCGTCGCCAGTCGAGCAGCTTCCAAATCCGCAAGCGGATCGCTCGCGGCTTGATCCCATTTCACCGCAGGAACGTAGTGGTTCACCGCCGCACCCGCGCTCGATTGCGTGTAGTCAATCGACAATTGATAACCCGTGTCGGCGGTCACAGTCAGCGCACCATTGACCAGGACGTTGCGGCACATCCATTCCTCGCGTCGAGTGATCGCCTCGTCGCAGAAAATGGCATCCTCGGCCAATAATTCTGCGGCCCGATCCGCTGGCGACCTGGCGCTGTAAATGTTTTCGCCGATCATTCGCGCTTCCAAGTCCGGCGTGCGAAGCGCACGAACTGGCGCGATCCTCGGAGCGCGGAAGAACCGCGTCTCGAATCCCTGGCGTTCCATCAATTTGCCGCCCACCAGTGGCGCGACGAAGGGCGCCATTTTCCGGCGAC